CATTACCTTTGTAGATTTACCAGATGATATTGTAGGATATACAGAACTAAAAAATTCTTCTGCTAATGATGTTGGTACATATGCAAACTCATCAAGGAATATAATATTATAAGAACCACCTCGAATCGCACTTGCAGATGTTGAAGCGGCGAGTATACTTGAACCATTTTCTAAATCTAAACTTCCTTTGTTCCATGATACAACTCCTTGTTGTAACCACTTGGGTAAATTTTCATATCCTAATTGTAGTCTACCTAAAATATCTCTTGCAGTAGATGACTTGTTTGCAAGTATAGCCACATTTACATTTTGATTAAACAAAACATAATGTAGTAAGTATGCAATAATTGTTGTTGACTTACCAGACTGTCTAGGAAGTTTACATATAGTAAAACGATTATCATGGAATGTTTGTACCATGTTTTGTTGAAAGTCATACATTTTAAATGGTACAAGACCCTCATCAAGAGATACGATTTTCATATACTCTTGTATAAAGTAAACAGGGTCATCCATACACTTTTGATATTCTTGTATCTGTTCTTTTGTAAACTCTACAGGAACATTAGCTTTCTTTAGGTTTGGATTACCTAGATATTGATTAACATCAGTTGCCATTTTTTAACTCTCTTACTTTTTTCCTAAGTTTCTTTAATACTTCCTCATCACTTGGAAATGGTGAATCAAAAGCAGGTCTTAAACTAATTGGAACATCATCCATTCTGTAAACTGTTCCACCTGTATTTATTCCGTATGTACTTGTTTGAATAGATACATGTGCAGCTTCACTTGTTGGTGTTTGTTTTGTGTCTATAGATATCAGTTTACACTTATCACTTGTGATATGTTCTATAGCAGGTTTTGGAAAGTTTGCAACAGGGTCACTTGCAATAATTACAGCAGCGTCTGCTTCTCCTCTTGAAAGAGTATCAACCGTTGTAAACTCGCCAGGATTAAATCTTGGATAACCTTTACTAAAGTTAACACCAAAAGGATATCCTGTCTGCCACGATACTACATTATCTGCACCTGTAACATTTCCATGTCCTCTAGCAGGTTTTGCAACGAAGTGAGTAAACTCATTTAAGTCTGTTGCAAGTGCCATCAAAGCACCTGAATTAAAATGTCTACCCCTAGTCATTGTCAAACCCATTCCAAAAAATATAACACCATAGTTACAGTTTTTCATTCTTTGAAATAAATCTTCTACAACTTCTTTTTCTATACCACAAATTTCTTTACAGTCGTCTGGAATATCAAAACCTTTACATGCAGCTCTTAACATCCATAGTAATTCAAAATCTTTGCCAGGCTTTACTTGAAGTGCTATGTCTGCAACTCCAGCAGTTTTAGTATGTCTTACATCTACAATAACAACTGTTCTATCATCTTTACCATTTGGTGTAAACATACCTTTTGGTGTTACAGCATATCTTGAGAAGTGTCTTGGATGTGCCTCGGCAGGATTACCACCCCAATACATTACAAAGTCTGCTCTGTTTTTAACTTCACCTAAAGTCATACTTGGTTCACCGATATTTTGAAATGCCATACCAGATGGGCCATGACATACAGATGTTGTTGTATCAATCGTACCACCAACATCATCCATGATTGGAGCACAATGTCTTTGTGCCTCACAGATAGTATCACTCATCCCATACAGTATTGGAAACTTTGCATCTAATAATATTTTTGCAGTCTCATCAATTGCCTCATCAAGAGTAACTTCTTTACCATCAATTCTTGCAATCGGTTTATCTTCTATTACATGATTTAAAAACCATGACTTTCCTAACACACAAGCATCTTTTGCTTTTGTTATAACCTTTCTGTCCATGTCTACTGTCAGAGTTATATCATCACAACAACATCCACAGAATGTGCATGTAGCATTCTCTACAATTTTTTCATTTACTATTTGTGTTTCCATTATATTTTTTTGTTGATATATCTAACTATAGCGTATACCACTAAACCTAATATGATATACATGATACCATCAAACCACGAGATGTCATTTAATAAATCTGCTGTTATAAATCTCAAATCCATTATTTTTTCTTATCTCCTTTCAATAGTTTTTGTAACTCAGCAGTAGAACCAACATACAATGCGTTTGTTACATTTTTGGGTGCGTTACTAGGAACTTCTTTTAATCGTTTCATTGAACTTTGTAGACGAGATAATTTTTCTGTTACTTCTGCAACTTGGGAAATAAGATTCCCTGCTACTTCATAACTTCTAGGGTGGTCGGATTGTTTTGCAACTTCTAGTATACCATCAATTGCATCTTGACCCCTTTCAATTAAATTATAAAAGTTTTCTCTTTGATATTTGTAATCACTATCAACATCATCAAGTTTATCATCTCTTTTAATTGTAAGAGTACTTGGTTTAGGTTCAACAAGTTCACCTGTTGTTTCTTCGATATCTAGAATCTCATCTAGGATATCTTTAGTTTTATTACTCATAATATTTTAGTCCTGATTCAGTTTATCTTCGCCAGATTCTTCATCATAATTTTTTGCATCTTGATAGAAAGATGTTGTTTCGTTAAATCCAAAATCGTCATCTGCATCTGCTGATGTTGGATTAGGTGTTGCAGTATACCTTTGTTCTCTTTTTGGAGCTGCACTTGGTAAATCTGTATATTGGTCAACTTGTACAGTCTTAATAACTTTACTAGATGTAACAGGACCATATAGATAAAACTTGGTAGTAAAATCTAAAGTATACATAATTGCTCTTCTTTCTGAATAATCACCACGATAACTATCTTCGTAGTTAATACTATTTAATACAATAGGTATATCTCTTGCAACACCCATTTCAGGCATATCATTAATTGTTAAAGTATAATCTGGTTGGAAGTATGGAAGTATTTGTTCTACCATTTGTAATGCATCATCTGATTGTTTTGCCATTGCATATAATTGAATATTTAAATTATAAGGAACAGGCATAAACTGTGTATCTAATTTGTTAGAATTACTTGCACTTGATTTTACTTTTTTAAATTTTTTCACACGATTTAATTTTCTTGCTGGGTCGTATGTTAGATTTTGTATTTTAAAACCTAGTCTTGGTAATGTGATGGCAACTTTACTATCTAGTCCAGCATCTTGGTCAAGTCTTGCCAACCATTTTTGCTTCGGCCCATACGCCAAAGGAACTTTCATAGATTGCGTTATTGAACCACTATTATTTTTACGAACCACATGAATATCATTGAATAGAGTACCAAACCCTACAATAATATTTCTAACAGTCTCGTGATAAAATTGTCTATTTCCTAACATTATACACTTACTCCAGCATCTCCAAATGGATTAGATTCTGAAAAATCTAAAACATTGTTATCTAATTGGTCAAATAATTCATTTTGTGCAGTTTTATCTTGCACATAATCCCCTACTATATAGTCTTCTGTTAATAGGTATGCATCATCACCTGAATCAGCATCATTTTCTAACAGTATACTTTCACCTACAGATGTTGAATCGTCTTCACCGATTATATTGTCACCATCTGTTTCTTCAAGTAATAAACCAAAATTACTTCTTGCATGTTGTATATTTATCTCCTCATTTTGAGCAGTTGATTGTTCTAATGTAAATTCATAATCTCTAGTGTTTCTACTTAAATCATCTTCTATACCATCAATAGTTGAGATACCTGTATCAAGTGCATCTGAACCATACTCAAACTGTTTGCAGTTTAATTTATATACAGGATTATTATCTAACTGATGAAATGGTTCATCATGGTCTACAAAACTAACTTCAAATATTTTACCTAGTATGGGATGATAAACTAAATCACCTTCATATGGTCTGTCTGTGCTTACTGCATCTGTTTCTGTAAGTAAATAAAAATCACTACCAGATGTTACAGTTTCTAAAACAGAGTGGTCTTCTGATTGGTCAATTGTACCAGACTCTAATACTATAGCACCACCTGTTGTATCTGTGCCACTTTCTATCTGTATTTGTTTTGTTAAATCTTGAAATCTTTCTCGGTGTACTACTAAAGTTAATTCATTTCTATTTTCTAAACCAAACTGATTCATCAATTCTTTTTCACCTTCATATCCACCCTCTGCATTTTCAACATACATTTCGATAGGAACTTGTGAAGTAAATTTACTGAGTGAATCTTCACCTAACACATTATCAATAGCAACAGTTGTTCTGTCTATGTAATAAACATCATGTCCAAAGATTTGTATTGCTTCTTTTACTAAGTCACTATACAGATTTTTTTCTGATTGAATAGATGTACTATTATTTGTATGAAAGGCCTTGTTAACTGCCATAACCTTAT